GAGGTGGAAGGTTGTTGGGGTTGCTGCGAGCAAACGTCTCGACGTTCTGCAGCTCAGTGTCAACTTCGGGGGTTTCTTCGCTCATTGTGCGTTACCTTGGATTGCAGCTTCGGCTCCCATCTCTGCCATGGAGCCCATGCTGCTGATCATCTGCTCGGAGGCCATTGCATTGATGGACTGCTGGGCAGCTTGCTGCTGCTCCTGCTGGAGCTGCTGCGGGGTCTTGACGAGGCCGACAGGTTCGAGTCCGAACGACGACGTCCACTTGATTGCCCACCCGTACCAGTCGATGAACGGCTGGACGGCCTGGGTCTGTCCTACGACAGCCGCCCACTGGGACAGCTGGCTGTTGGTTACTTCTCGGTTGAGTGCCTCGAGGCCTGTACGGACCTTCAGGTTCAGGGGGCCTGAGCCTTGGATCAGCTTCAGGATCTCCTTGGGCACCAGCTTGTCGCGTCCCATGAGGACGAGGACACGCTTGACGATCGGGATCTGGATGTCACGGGCGAGGCCGCTGAAGATGCCGCCGAGGGTCTGGTCGAGTTCCTGGGCCACCTCGCGGATCTCGGTCGCAGTGACACGGTCTCCGGTGCGCTGGACGGACGACTGCAGGAGGAACGTGCGTCCCAGTTGCTGAGTCAGGTCAGCCCTGAGCGAAGCCATAGGACCGAGATCAATCTGCTTGAGCAGCTGGATCGGAAAGACGTCGACCTGACGGGCAGGAACGAAGTCTCCATTTTCGGTATCCTGGAGGTCAGATGCCTCGGTGATGCCAGTTGGGTCAACCCCGATGCGGAACTCCGAGTTGGCGACAGCTGCCTCGACGAGGGCCTTGGTGATGGTCTCGAGCGTGCGGATGTCTCCGATGTGCTCCTCGACCAGCGAGCGACCGTAGTCCTCGCCAGCGATGCGCGACCACACCTGGGGAACATAAGGACACACGTCGTAGGTACCACTGTCGACCATGACGCCGCAGTATTCCTTCTCGACTTCCCACTTCTTGGTGTCCTCGTCCCACTCGATCTCGGTGTAGAAGGGCTTGTGGTCCTCGGTGGGACCGGTGCCTTCGTACTCCTCCTCAAGGTCCACGTTCTTAGGCCAGTCCTCCGGAACGGCGTCGGGATCGACCCATTCGCGGAGGATGATGCGCTTGACGCGGCCATCGGGATAGCGTTGGACGACGTACTGGTCGATGCGATGCACCCGGAACGAGTACTCGTCGACGATCTCGAACAGCGCGTCACCGCAGATGATCAGGTGCTGGAACAGGACGAACAGCTCCTGACGGAGGTTCGTCGAGCTCAGCTTGTCCATGATCTTGCGGTCAAGACGACTGAGCTGCGCCATTGTCTCGGTAGGGTCGACGCCCTGAGGGACGAAGGCCTGGTCGAGCTCGAAGTTGAAGAACGGAGCCTGGTTAAGCGGATAGATGGCGGAGACCATCCGAGATGCCAGCGCCATCACGCCACGGGCGGGAAGGCTGCTGAAGACATCGGGAAGCTCCATCGTCTCGGTGAAGCCGTCCTCTGGGTAGAGACCAGGCACGGTGAGACGGGCACAGTCCTGCGCCCTCTGCAGCTTGTTGCTGCGGCGGCTGTCGAGCCGCTCGAACTCTGTCTGAATCTCACCCTTCATTGAAGACCTCTGTACATGTCGATCCAGGACCTATCGGTCTTGGAGCCGTTTGTGTTGGCTGGAAGCGGATTGAACAGACCCTGTGACGGGTTGTTCACCGAAGGCGTAGAGCCTGGTGCGTTGATGCCGAGGTTCGGCGCGCTGAACCAGCTCAGGTCCTGATTGGAGTACCTGGTCGGGTCGAACGAGGGATCGAACTTGGCCGGTACGAAGAGACCTGAAGCATCCATGGGAGCCCAGTCTGCAACTTCGAACGAGCTACGCTCGCCCGAGAGGTTGGCTCGAGTAAGGCTTTCGTACGCTCCGACGCGCTCGACGAACTGTCGGCGCTCGCCCTCGAACTTGACTCTTTCTCGCTCAAGTTCAGACTCCGTCTTGATCTGGGCCTCACTTGGGCCCCGGGGAACGCTCGGACCCATGCTTGGTCTGCCTTTCTAGAAGAGACTTGATTGTCGTCACGACGCTGTACTGACCTGATCGGAAGTCGATCTCCCGCAGGTCGACGCCACGCGTGTCGAGTACCGGAGGAAAGGAGGCCTCTAGCCAGAGGACCAGTTCCGGTGTGATGTTTGGTTTGTTCATTTAGAGTTCCTGTAGGAGTCGGTGAAGCTCGACCGGACTGTCGCACCTGAGGGGCAACCCCATGGCGCACAGGATGGTCGACACAACGCCGACGCAGGTGGTTCTTTTTGGATGGTATCCAGCGAGGAGCATCAGCTCCGAGACGAACATCCAGGAAGGTGAGCTGACCACATGGCCCTCCCCCAGAAGCGACACCAGCTTTGGGTCGTGGGGAGGAGGGTCTATGGTGAAGGATTCTCTGACGTACTTCTGGATGACACGTTCGGCAAGATCTGCAGGTCGCCAGGAGGACGTCTCCCCTCGGGGGACGGTCAGGTAATGGTCCCCGTAGCGGATGCCGACGTGGACGGCAGGGAAGCCCCTAAGGGTACCCGATAGAACGCTAAGGGTATCCCCTAGGTTCATGAAGTCTACCCTTACTAGCATACCTCTACTCTCCTTTACTCTATCCTCTAGGAGGTAAGAGAATAAGGGCGTATAGGGTAGCCCCTATACGCCCCTATTGACGTTCTATAGGTCCCACCATAAAGGAGGGGGTAATTACGTCCCTCTCAGGAACACACTTGGCGGAGCAGCGGTAGACCAATTACCGAAACTAGCCCACAGTGACGTTGAAAGCGTTGGAAATGAACCGCTGGATGAGTACGTGGCAGTGTAGGAAATGCTAATGTACCTATTATACGAATTAGGTACAATATGCAGAATAGGCAGCGAGCCACTAGAAACGGTAGTCATGTTACTAGCTGCGCCTCCCGCCCATATTGCTAGCCAGTATTGCGTGTTTGCATTAATGCTGTAAGATACAGTTTGTGTCTTTGCACCAAATGTACCAGAAGACACCTCAGCTGTCTCCACCAATGCAGATGTACTTGGGCGACCACTTGAGTCAGATCCGTATATTCCAGCTCGAACTAAACCACCAGGGCTGTTAGCGGACACGGTCCACGCCATCTGGTTTATTGAGAAGGAATAAGGAAAATTAACAGGATACATCCTAAGTGTATTAGCACTGATGCTTGCTGTGCCGCTAGCGTTATTTACCAACACGCCATTTGTGTAAAAGCCTGTAAGTGGCTTAAACCATGGAGTGGTCGGTGTTGCAGAGCCACCGCCACCGGCGCCGATCTCCACTACCGTGCCATTGTCCTTCTTTGTGAACACCTTGCCATCGGCCGTATTCACAGCAAGCTCGCCTGCTGAAAGAGAAACACTAGATGGAACTGCGCCAGTTGTGCTGGATCGCTTGTGTTTGATCGTGTTAGCCATTATTTATCTCAGAACGATCCGCCGTCAACGGTCACATTATCGAGGTTCGTGCTCGAAAGAACCAGGGTTCCTCCGATGTAGAAGGACTTGCCGGATGCAAGGTTGAGGTGCTCGCTGCTGGTCCAGGCGTCGGTTGAGTCAACCCAGTTGAACGTCTTGTCGGTTGCGCCCTTAAGCGTGATGCCGCCGCCATCAGCGGTTGTATCGCTCGGGGTGGTCACGTCTCCAAGAACGATGTTCTTGTCTTCGACGACGAGGTTCGTCGAGTTGATGTTCGTCGTCGTGCCGTTGATCGTCAGGTCGCCAGTGACAGTCAGGTTTCCGCTGACCGTACCACCAGAGGTAGGCACATACGAAAGAGACGGAATGTCGGCAGCAACAAGAGAACGGAACGTAGGCGCGCCGTTGCTGCCGTTCGGCGCCGCAAACACCTGGTTGGCGGTCTGCGATGCGAGGGACAGCGCAAGCGTACCGCTAGTGGTTACAGGTGAACCAGTGACGGAAAGAAACGTAGGAGCGGTAAGAGCAACGCTGCTGACCGTACCACCGCCAGCAGACGAAACCGCGTTGGTCACGAATGCAGTCGTGGCCACCTTGGTAGTGTTGTCTCCAGCAGTAGCCGTTGAGGCTGTAGCGCTGGAGCCAAGGGCAACGGTACCGCTGAAGGTCTTGTTGCCGGTGATGGTCTGGGTACCGCTGAGGGTACAGAATGCACCATTTCCACCAATGGCCTCCACCGTGGTGGCGGAACCACCGGCACCGCCGGTTCCCTTGCCGTAGTAGAGAACGTTGTCCACTTCGTTGAACGCAAGTTCAGCGTTGGACAGGGACGAGGGAGCACCGGGAGAACCTGATGCACGACGCTTGATACGAACTGTATTAGCCATGTTTTTCCTTAGAAGTTACCGCCATCGACCAGATCGGTCTGCGGTCTGTTAGTCCACTTGCTTGTTGAGGTCGAGAACTGGATCACATCGTTATCGCTAACAGATGTCAGCTGAACATCTGTTATGGCTGAAATCGGATGCGTGTGGGACAACGGAGTTCTGGCATCTGACAGCCTGGAATCATCCGCACGGACGGCTTTGGTTGAGCTACTGACGCCGCTTGCTGCAAAGTCAACGGCAATCGTTCTGTTTGTAGATAGGTCGCCTCCTCCTGTAAGACCAAGTCCGCTGTTGATCTGGGTAGACGTATCTACTTTTGTTGCATCCGAGGGAACAGCAATGTTTAGCTGTGGCTTGCTACCGGCGGTTCCCCAGACAAATGCACCTGAAAGCTTAATCTCTTCTGCGGCACCGTTACTGCCTGGACTTCGTCCAATGAGCGAAGCCGCTTCCACGGTGCCAATGCCGGAAGCGCTTCGTTTTGCAATCATTTCGATTTCTTTTTGTTCGATTCTGTCGAACCTGCTCATGTCATGATCTCCATATCCAACCACGCCGGAGCGAGGTGGTCTACCAGTTGCTTGAGAGTGTCCTCGCTGTAGTTGTTGTTGACGTAGTAGTCGAAGATGTCAGGGTAGTGCCCGTATGAGTACAGCATTGCGAGTCGTTCTGACTCATGCTTGCGCCACTCTGCGTCCATGTCCTTGATACGGGCCATGCCGTCAATGAATACGGTGGTTCCTCCCATTCCCTCGATCATCTCGAGTTCGTTCATGTATCGAACGTCATCGAAGATGGCAACGGTTTCTTTCCAATGGGAGGTCCACTCAAACCGATCCTTGTGCATGTAGTCAGCCTGCTCGATTGCCGCAAGCTTTAGAAGATTGGCTATTGCGCGTTCTACCCAATAGTCAGGACCGGTTACACCTGGCTTGTAGTTCGGATCTCTTCGGCTTTCTCCCCAGCGCTGCAGTACTGCCCTGTACTTCTTTGGGTCCTTGTCCTTGGACAGCCCAAGACGCTCAGCGGCGTCCTTCATTGGCTTGGCAAAGGACATCCTAACTGGGTTAAGGTCGTGCTCCTTGCACCAGTCAAACAGATAGTTGGCTGCGGTCGTCTTACCGCCTCGGGCAAGACCGGCAAATGCAACGATAATCAAGTCAGGTCTCCGGTAAGTGCGTTCCAGGAAAGCGGAAAGTGCTTGGAGCAGATGGCACCGACAAGGTGTGCGTACACCTGAACCTCAGCCTGTGCGTGGGAATCGACGCGAAGGCGGTACATACGCGACCATGCGTACAGGCTACCTGTCCAGATCCACTCCGTCAGCATCGACTGCGGAAGAATCATACGGGCCTGCTCAGGGCATACGCCCTTCTCGATCATGTCCTGGTAGACCGCCAGGGCCGCATCATGCAGGTCTTGGTAGCTGGACATGAATAGGTCATTGTGCGCGTTTGCCGTGTGGCTGGATCCTTGCTTGACGTTGTCTGCCTTGTCGCGGAAGAACGCAGGGTAATAGAACTCGGGACTCGAGTTGACGTAGCGCCTGGACACCTCGTTCCAGGCAAAGCCAATCTGGTGCTTGGCAAGCTGACGGGCAACGAAGATCGGCGCCCTGAACCGCATCTGCACGGACACGTGCGAGAACGGAGACCAGTGGTTGTGACGGGCCAGGTAGTTGATCAGGCGCTCGTTCTGTGACGGCGTGAACAGGTCTGCCGTCTTGTCCATCGACACCCGGGCTGCATCGCAGACCGTGTCATCCGATCCCATGTGGGTGATGTATTCTACCATCAGTGGGTCTCCGCCCAGTTGTTGCCGATCTTGTACTCGCCCTTGAGTGGGCACTTGAGGTTGAGGAACTTGCCAGCTTCCGTGATGGCGTTTACAGCCATCTTGCCGAC